AAACTCAATATCTGCAATCTCAGATAAATTAGTTGCACCTGGTAAAGTCTCTATCGGACTAGGTGCACTTTGATCTCTAACAGGAATAAAGTAATCTTGATCCTGCGCCATTTGATTATACTTAGTATCAATCTGACCTGTTTGTTGATCTATTACTGGACTCTTCTTAAAGTTATTAGCCATTTTAGTAACGTATGCTGGTACATCTTGTTCATCGATATCACCAACATATATCTTAAATATTCTTCTCTCTGGTGCTCTTGTAACCCTATAGATTAACATTGCATCTTCAGATAGTAATAATTGTTTCCATATCCTTCTAGCTTTCTCTAAAACTGAAGTACCATAAGGTAATCTTCTATCATCTCCTAATAATCTAAAGTGAGCGATTTGCCAAGCATTAAACTCATAGTCTTTATTCTTCCAATAGAAAGTAACTCTTTCTTCATTATCATCTAAATCCATATTGTTACCATTTATGTTACCATAAGTGGCTGTTTTAGACATAAAGTTTCCTTCTCTTCTTTCAATCTCAATATTAGGTAATTGTTTTACATCTGTAACACCTTTTTCAGGGTCAATATCTAGATATACCATATTATCACCATACTTACAAACATTTCTTGTCCACATAGGTAATGTTGTATGTATATCTAATCTATTAAAGAATAAATCTTGTAATATTCTTTTAACTCTTTTACTATCAGAAAAAATGTTTAATACTCTACCTTCACCATTTTGTGTTGTAGATTCTTCCATAAAGATATCTAATGCTGCTGCAATTTCTGGGAAAAACTCCATTCCCTCAAAATCAGAATATGAAGCCAATCTAGTTGTTTCATAAAACACTGATTGTTGGTAGATTTCATTATCCACCCTATGCCACATATTACCTAAGTATTTTGCTTGTTGAGCTTCTAACTTTTTGTATTCGTATTCTTCTTTAGATTTTGTTTTAAGGATTTCATTATCCCCTAAAGAATATCTAGACTTAGATTCAGCCTTTTTCTTTTCAGGTCCGAATAAGTTCTCTAACTGTTGAAATATTGTATATTTTTGTGCCATATTTTTAAACTATAGTTTTTCACTATTATAATAAATATCTATAAAAACTAAATGGTGTTATTTGACATAATCACACTCAACATACGCAATATGTTCGTTTGATCCGTTTCTCTTAAATACATATCTAACGATATTATCAATACCTTGTGTAAAAGGTCTAGCAGTACAAAACTTCTCTTTTTCGACCCTTGCTTTTTTACTCACACCTCTTTCTGGTTTCCATTTATATTGAAACCCACCATAAGAGGTTTTATTTCCTAAAAATTGTTTTTGTCCCATAGTAATTTATTTTTGGATTCCGAATAACCAATTAAAGTCTCCGTTATCATTATTATTCTGACCACCTTGATTTACTTGTGGTTGATTATATGTTGGTGTATTAGGGTTGGATGGAGGGTTAGAGTCTCTCTTAAATGTTTCATTACCACCATTAGTAATATTCAACCAACTATCCAACATAGCTTTTGTATGTTTCTTTGATTCTTCTAATTTCTTAAAGGATGTTTGTACAACAAATATTGCCATTGCATATGCCATAATAATATCATCATGATATCCCGGCATGTGATCAGGTCTATTATTCTTATAAACAAATGTCCTCAACTCTTCAATCATTCTTTGTGAGCGAATAATTGTTTTTCCTTCTCTAATATGTTCCTCTAACTCAGATACCATTTGTAATCTTGTATTACCAACATTAAAACCAGGAACTTTATCACCTTCTTTATATTTTGCTCTTGCGTATTTTTGACTTAATTTTCTACTCTTAGGGTCATCATAGTGTAAATACTTATAATCCATCTCCATAAGTTTAAGGACTGTTGCTACACCCATACCACCTGTAATATCCACAATGGTATACGCGTTATACATATTACCATACTTAAATACTACTTCTGCTAACATATCTGGTGGTATCTTCGCTTGAAACTCAGCCACTTGTTCTAAACCATCAAAATCTAAGATTACAATTGTTGAACTATCTTTTCCATCACCTCTAGATACATCACAACCTAAAATATATTTATGACCTTCTATTGGTTTCTTCCATATCCACATAGATCTTTCTATTTCAGACATAACTTCTGGTTCCATTACATTATTCTCTTCATGATAAGTAACATGTTCATCATCAACTACATTACCTCCAGAACCAATAAAAGAAACATCTAACTCTTGTGCTATCTTCTTAGGGTCACCCATATCTGCTGCCATCTCTTCATACCAAGGAGATGAAGGTTTCCAACCATCTTTAATCATTACCTCATAATCATCAATAGATGATTCAGTTGTTTCATATGTATTACCAGAATATTCCCATCTAAGTTTTGTCCTATCAATAGTCTTACACTCAATTACCTCATCTTCACCTTTTAACCATCTAAGACCTCTATTGTATCTAATATCTTGATGCCATTTCATTTCAACAATATTAAAGTTATTGTCTTTTGATTTTGCACCATTATAAGTTTTATAATATAATGGATCCATTCCGTTAGGTGTTGAAATTAGGGATACTTGACCACCTGTACCTAATGAAGCTAAGGCAGCACCAAATACATCTGCACCATTGTCTATAAAGGCAGCCTCATCCATTACTAAGAATGTAGGTGTGAAACCCCTTAAAGCATCTTTTGATGTCGCCAGTGCTCTTATTTCACATTTTGTGTTTTTTATCTTTAAGTGTCCTTTGGAATCTGTATCCAAATAACTCTCTTCCAAATTACTAATACCCCATACCCAATATGGTACCTGATCTAAGAAATCTTTTACTTTTTTTAAGAACTCTTGTGCCAATGTTTGTTTATTGGCGAGTATCAATACTTTATGTGGGTTGTCTGGATCACCAAATGCACATTTGGCTGCGATATATGCTGCTGTGGTTGTTGATACACCAGCCTGTCTGGGTTTTGTAATTATGTTTCTGTTAAACTTTTCGTATGACTTAATGATTTGTTTTTGCTTATAGAATAACTTAAACGGAACCATTCCCTTTTGAGTTAAATCAAATGTCTTAAAGAATGTTTCTATAGAAAATATAGGGTCACCCAAACATTTGGCAAAAACTTGTAACTGCTCATTTTTATTCATACTTATTTTAATAATAAATACTTAGAATGAAGTAAATTAAAAATAATCACGTATACCGTCATTAAAATCCCTATTTACATTATCACTATCAGGATAATAATAATCTAAGTTTCTAACTGATAGTAGTCCTTCAGAATAATAATTTCTAAGATATTCATAAAGGAAGCTAGTAAAATAAGAAGCTTCAGGATTTTCGCTAGATTCAATAATATAATCATCTATCATTTTCTGATATACATTGGTAATATCAAATACTAACATATTATCTTTACCCCATTTACCTTCACTTTCTAATAAACCTTCTATTTCATCTTTAGCTTCTTTCCATAATTCACCTTCGGCAGCACTATTATAAGCACTATTATAAGCACCAGTTAAACTATTTGCAATGTCTTCATTTGATAAATCACTTTCATCTATAAGAATACCTAAATTATAACCATCTATGAGAATTGTTTTTAATCTTTCATCTACAATTAACTCACCATCTTCATTTATTATTTCCTCAAACTCATTTCTATGTGATAAATCTCCAATTGATTGACCATTATAATTTTCTATAATGTAATCTATAATATATTTAATGTTTTCATCAGATAATGCTTCTGTGATATCTGTCATAGGGTAATCATAATAGTTAAACATCTCATACCAATCTTCCCCTAAAATACCACGTACCATATCAGGACTATCAAATAAGTCAGCAAACTCTTCCCAATTATCTACAGAAAATATTACTTTACCATCTTCTGTTTTATCAATATCATTAAAAGAGATGTCTTTGATGTATTCATCGTAATACCCACTATGTTTTAGATAACCCATAGGGTCAGGACTTTTATATAACCAATCAGCTAAGTACCAATGATCTTCAGGGTCTGTACCATCTCTTAATAACCAAGTAAAAACTGCAAAAGAAGCTAAGTGATAACTTAAACCAAAAGTGTCTTCTATTTCTTGAACTAAATCTACAACAGTATATCCGTATATATCTTCATTATCATAATTTTCTTGTTCAATCTTTTCCATTACATAAGGTGTAATCTTATGACTTAAAAATCTTTCATAAACAGAAGTTTTTTTCTCCTCCTCTTTAATTAAACCCATTTGCCTTTCACTCAGTCTTACTCTCATATCTTATAAATATAAAAAAACCCCGATAAATTATCGAGGTTTTACAATTATTTTTTCTGTTATTTAAGAAAATAAATCAGAAATATCAATATCATCAATATCCGGATCGTCATCACCATCTGGATCCATTACGTCATCGTCACCATAATCAAAATCATCGTCACCATAACTACCCAATACTTCATCAGATTCTCTCTTCTTAATATCGTCTTGTACATCGTTAGCTAAATCAGTTAACATTTGTTTTCCTTTTTTACTTCCAGATAACAATTCTTTCATAAACTCATGAAATTCATTTGCTGGCATTTGAGCAATTTCATAATATAAGAAATGCTTAATATCATATGAATTACCATCAATAGCGTCAATGAACTTCTCCCAAATACCAGGACCTAATCTCATATCCCAAACTTCAGACTCTAAGAAATCTGCTTTATCAATTACATATTGTGCTTCTCTTTCATCTTCTGGTAATCCATGTGCTGCTAGTAATTCCATTGAACCTTTAATCAACTCATTTAATAGTACTGGGAAAATCCATGCTTCAGCGACAATCTTTGGTTTGTCACCACTAAGGTCTAGATATTCTCTACCACCTTTCATTCCACCATCACCTTCACCACCGGATCCACCAGCCATAGATGGTATCATCCAGTAAGTTAAATCAGTCATAGACATTAGTTTACCATAAATACCGATTAGTCTAGGGTCAATACTTTCTAATTCTTCCTCTACCATATGGAACATATAGTGTCCTTTCTTAGCTGCCCCTTGCATAATTGCATTTAACATTCTTCTTTTTTGTACCTCAGAGTTTAATCTATCATGATCTTCCTCAGTTTCAATCTCTGGCATTTCAGGATTTTCTTTAGGTTTTTGTTGCATCCCTTCACCAGAAATTTGACCTTGTACTAATTTAGCTTCAATGTCAACTTGATCATCTGGAATATCAAACTCTTCTCTTACTATATCAATTGCTAATTGCTCTAATTGCTCAGTATGATCTTTTTCAATCATCATTGCTTGTCTTAGTAATTGCATAACTTCCATAGCCATTCTAGGGTCAACAACTTCAACACCCCAATATCTTTTTACTTTAGTAACTAAGTCCTTAAATCTCTTAGATGCTAACTTTTCAGAATAGTGTTGTTCAGTACCAGTTCTTGGTAATGATTTGTTTCCACCTAAATGGTGAGAATCATCTCTTAATTCTTTCTCAATATGCGGATGCATTTTCTCTGGGTGTTGAGGGTCATATTCAATACCTTCAACTAATCTATTTGCCTCACTATCTACTGCGTGAGTTTCTTTTAAGATTTTATTTGTAATTTTTTTAATATCTATTTTGCTCATAATAATATATTTTTTATCTTATTTTAATAAATACTCCGAAAGCATCGTTTGCTGCTCTCTCAAAATATCTTTGTATTGTTTTATCTGAATAATTACCACTATTTTCTGCTTTTTTAATTGCTGTTCTAATAAGAGCATCTCTTACAGCATCTTTTTCTTCTATTAACTTTTCAATGATTTCAATTTCATCGTCATCTTCTAAAGAATCTAAATCTTTACTCTGACCATATAACCATCTCTCCAAATCAGATTTAGTCCAATTAAGTAATGATGATGCCTCATACATATTTGTTAAACCACTTCTTCTAATAGTTTCTAAATATCTAACAACAAATAAAAGGTCTCTTGTTGAGAATCCTTCTGGTACCTCAAAATCTTGAGATTGTTCTTTAATCATATTTTTCTTAGTGGTGTTTTTAACAACTTTTTTAGAAGACTTAATATATTCCATTAGTTTCTTCTTAGTCATTCTAGGGTTTTCTTTTTCCTTTATCAAAGATACAATTTTATTTTCGCTTAATGAAGTCTCGCCATATTTTTCTTCCATATCTTTCATAAGAGTATCATATAACTCTTTTCCATCTTCTGAAGGTAAACCTCTTCTTCTTATTGCGTTTTTAACTGAACTTTTGATTGTATCTTCGTGTGATTTGTCTTGTACAAAAGACCTAAGATTTAACCCACTTGTTTGAGCATCAACCTCAAAATCTTTTTTGTAGTATTTTAATCCTTTACCACCCATATCTTTACCTTCTAAATCTTGTTCGTCATGTCTAATTTCATGTCTAACAAATTCAACTAAATAATAGTATAAGTGATTATAACTTTTAGGTTCTTTATTTGGATTTAATTCTATTAAAACTTCTATTACACCTTCATCTTCTATGTAATAGGTATCAACATTAAACTCTTCTTTAATGTTTTCATTTCTAATTACTGTAAGCTCTACTGTTAATGAAACATCTTGTTCGTCATATGTTTCACTATCTTCTGGTAGATAATATTCTTTTCTACCTTTTTCACCTTGTGTTGTGTTGATAATGTTTATGATATCATTAACGATATTTAATGTCATATCTTGAAACTCTATACTTTCTTTTACAACACTTTCATCTTTTTTTCTATGAGGTTTTAATATAGACCCTTCATAACCAATAGAAGCAGTACAAATTGCATAAGGATTTACGTCAGGTGATTTCTTCTTAACGTCCTTAACGCATCTTTCCCACTTTTTCTTATGGATACGTTTTTTCTTATCGTCTAACATTAAACCTTTCTTACTCATAATGTTTAGTATTAAGCCATAGGTAATCCAGCAATTCCTTTTGATGGATC